AAATGATATGAATTGATTGCATGGTGCCCCCCTCCAATATTGTTTTTGACGAGCCGTGCCGGTTGTACCAGAACCGACACGGCTCTATAGCAGATACCCGTAAATCACTTCATCTGCTACGCCTCTATCGTAGCAGGAATGCCGGAGTTTGTCCACGCGCAGTTCTGCTTTTCCTCCACAGCCGCTGCGAAAACAGCCTTCCGCCGCTGCGAATTCCGCGCAAGAACGAAAGGAGCCGTGAAATGAACGCATATCAGGAGTTGTACCCCAAATTTGAATTCTACCCCGAGGCCGTCCGTCAGGCAAAGCGTCTCAAGGGCCTGACCATCGACGCGCTGGTCGAATTGGCCGGTGTTTCCTATTCCTCCGTGTCCCGTCTCTGCGACGGCACGCAGCTTGACCCCAAACTCTATAACTCGGTCGCTCTCTGCAAAGTCCTCGGTCTTTCCATGGATGAAATTTTCGGTCTCTCCGCTTCCGAGGCCGGTGCGGAGGAATTGCAGGCGAAGCTCCACGCCGCCGAGCTGGAAAACATTCGCCTTGCAGAAGAAAACAAGCGTCTCAAAGAGGTCAACCGCCTCCGCTCTGAGCAGCTTGCCGCCCGCACCCCCGTTATCTATATTCTTCTCTTTGCCTGTGCGCTCCAGTCCTGCGCCTTGATCTTTTATCTGTTCGTCGATGCGCAGATCAAGGATGTCGGCCTCATCCGCTTCGGCGATGTCGGCCTTGTCGCGTGGCTTCTGATCTTCCTTGTCCTCTCCGCAATTTCCGCTTGCGTCTGGGCGACCATGCGCTTCGCCCGTAAATTCAGTAAAAAGGAGCGCTGATCATGCACATCCCAGAGCCGAAGAAGACCGCCACCGGCTGGCGCATCCAACTGCGCATCAACGGTCAGTCCATCCCCGTCAATGCCGATACGCCCAAGGAATGCAAGCGTCAGGCCGCCCTTCTCAAATCTCAGGCGCAGGCCGCCGCCAAGCCGGTCAAAAAGTGTGACCTCACCCTCTCTCAGGCCATCGACGCCTATATCGCCGAGCGCAGTAACACGCTTTCCCCCTCTACCGTTCGCGGCTATCGCATCATCCAGCGCACACGCTTCCAGTCCACCATGCCGCGCGTGCTCTCCCGCATCAGCCCCTCCGAATGGCGCGGCATCGTCAATGACGAGCTGGGCATCGTCTCCCGAAAGACCGTCAAAAACGCATGGGCTTTCATCAAGTCCGTTCTATCTGCACAGGGCATCGATGTCGATGCTTCCGTCAAAGTCGCACCACCCCGCAAAAAGCGGGAAGCAAACTGGCTGGAGCCGGACGAAATCAAGAAGTTCGTCGCCGCCGCAAAAGACGACCCGCTCTGCGTCCCCATGCTTCTTGCCCTCATGTCCATGCGCATGTCCGAGATTGACGCCCTCCGCTGGGAGGACATTGACCCGAACGCCGATTTTGTCCGCACCTGCGGCGCCCGCGTCCGCAACGAAAACAACGAATACGTCCTCAAGACCGATCAGAAAAATTTGGAATCCGACCGCACTGTTCCGCTGCTGATTCCCGAACTTCGCGCAGCCATCCGCCGCGACTGGAAACCGGAGGGGAAAGTTCTCTTTGCCGGTCAAACCACCTTCCGTCAGGCAGTGAAACGCACATGCGATAAAGCCGGTGTCAAGCGCGTCACCGTCCACCAGCTGCGCCACAGCTTTGCCTCTCTCTCCGCCCATCTCCGCATCCCCGCTGAGATTTCTATGGAGATCGGCGGCTGGAGCAATGACAAAATCATGAAGGAGGTTTACACCCATATTGCCCGCTCCGACATCGAACGTTATAAAAATGAAATGTGGAAATTCTACAATGCTCCCTCCGCCGCGCGGGCCGAGAACGCATAAGCATTTTTATAAGCATTTGCTAGTTTCAAATACGCATATTGAGGTTCCATCTGCGCATATTTTCGTTTCGGATATGAAACTTTCAATCGCCCGCAAACCACTGGAAATAAAGAAAAAGCCCTGCAAACGTACTGTTTGCAGGGCTTTCCCATTTGGTGCCGGTGGCGGGGGTCGAACCCTACTTACACACCATTAAAATGTAGTATTTTCAATGCTTTTTCAAAATCGCAAGCATTTTTATAAGCATTTACTCCCTTCCGATGCTTTCCATGCACCGGCGAATCGCGTCTCTGGAAGCGTCGTCCTCTGCGCACTGCATCAGCTCCTCCAGCTTGTCCCGCATTTCTGCCGGTCCCCGGCTGTAGTGGCCGCGCACATAGTGCGATCCGCGTCTTGCGTAGGAATTTCCTCTCGCGTAGGTTCCCCGCATGTCGGCCTGCCACTCGCCGTCCCGGCTGTAGCCCTCTCTGGAATACCGTCCTTCCTCACGCAGCATGATCTTGTCCAGATTCTTGATCGTGCTGGCCAGCTTGTGCAGCGTGTCCAGGTCGCTCATGCCGAGATTTTCCTTCCGTGCGATTCTCTCCATCTCTTCGCAGAGCTTTTCTCTCAGTTCATACATGATGTTCCCTCCTTTCAGGAAATCCGGTCAACGGTCATGTTCGAGTTTGCGAAGTTGATCGCCTGTGCGCTGGTGTTCTTCATCGCCACCGTCACGCAGCAGCCCTTCGGCACCTCCACAATCGCGCTGACGTAGATGTTGAAATAGTTCTCCACGGCTGCCGGTGTCACGATTGCCGTCGCGCTGTTCAGCGCTTCGCCGTTGATTACCAGCGCTGCGGTGATGGCCTCCACGTTTCCGCCGGTCGGAATCGCGATGTTCGCGCCGAACGCCACGCGGAATCTCGCCTTGCACTGCTGGGTCAGCCCCCGCAGCGTGACGATCCCGGCACCCTCTCTGTGAACGATGCACGGCTTTCCCGTGACCGCCGTTTCCGTCAGCGGCACGTTCTGCCCCGCCGCGACTGTTACAATGTTCGCATTGGTAAATTCTGCCATTATAAAAACTCCTTTCAAAATAAAACTACGGCGGGACGATTGCCCCGCCGCGTCGCGTCAGTATCCGCATGGGGCGGACCATTTCCGTGAGGTCACGAAAAAGCTGAAATGTTCTTGCTGTCAGTTGCAGTTGCCGCATCCGGCGTACTGGAACGGCGCCGGGACGTTGAACGACGGAACCGGGCGCGGGTTGTAGTACGCCAGCTGAGCGCCGACATAGCTCTTGAGGCTGTCCGTCTGCCCTGCCTGAGAGGCCGCCAGCTGATAGCCGAACAGCATCTGATTCTGTTCCGCGATCTTCGCGTCCTTCGCTGCCATCTCCTGCGCCGTCAGGCGCTGCTCGATGCTGCGCATGCCACAGTTGAATGCCTCGATGATGTCGCGGGTGTTGTTCTGCATCAGGTTTCTGGTCTGACAGTCCTGTGTCGCCATGTCGTAGCGGACCTGTGCAATCGCCTCGCGGTTCTCGCAGCAGCAATTGGAGATCTGCTGCTGGAGTGCGAACAGCTGCTGCATGAACTGCATCTGCGCATTGCAGCGTGCCAGCTCTGCGGCGGAGAAGCCGTCTTTGATGCTGTTGTTCAGCGCGAAGGTGCTGTCGCAGATTCCGTTGTTGATGCCGTCAAGCTTGCGCTCGATGTTCGCGAAATCAGAGGTCAGCACATAGCCGTCCGAAACGCCGCCGTTGTTCCCGCCGAAGCCGTTGCGGCCCCAACCGAAGAGGAACAGAACGATGATCCAGATCCAGCTGTCGCCGAACATGCCGCCGTTGCCATAGCCGTTGTATGCCGGCTGCACAGGCATAGTCATCATGGGGTTACCTTCCTGAAAAGACATTTCGCTTTTTCTCCTTTCTCAAAGATTTTTATATCAATTCGTGGCCACGAGATTGATCTCACAAAAACGACTGGAATTGCCGTGCCATTGTTTGCAGCTGGTCGAGCTGCTGCTGGCTGATTTTTCCGGACTGCATGAGCCGCATGACCTCTGCTCTCGGGTCTCCCTGGAAATTGGCCTGAAACTGTCGGAAGTCCTGAACCATCTTCTGAAACTGCCCCATCTGGCCTCCCACCCGGTTCCCGCCGAGGGTTTGAAACAGGTTATTGCTCATCTTTCTTCCCCTCCGTCAGTTCGCTGAGTCTTGCCGCCAGCTTGTCGAATTCCTCTCTTGTCACATACTCTTCCGGCTTCCTCACCGGCTGCATGCTTCTCTCCGTGTAGTCGAAAATTCTCAGAGGCATCGGCATTCCGCTCGGGTCCGTGGATTTGATGTAAAACGAGTGCTTTTCGCTGTCCATCAGCAGCACGGAGTTTCCCGCCGCTACCATGTACGCCTTTGCCGCTTCCTCGCCCTGCACCCAGAGCACGCCGCTCTGCTGCTGATGCTGCTGCGGATAGGCCCGCTGCTGCATTTGCGGATAGTAACTGTTGTTCGGATAGTAATAGTCATTCATGGTTCTCATTCTCCTTTGTCCAGAAATAGAGCGGTGCTTCGCTGCTGGAATCCCAGCTGTCAAAGAGCTGCCCGTCCTTTACGCATACCGCGTGCCCGGAAAGCGCCAGAATATAGGTCCCGTCCGGATGCTCCCTCGCAAAGTCTGCCACCGTGTAGCACTCCGGACAGTCGTCCCGCACCAGCCCGCGCCGGAAGCCCTGCTTCTTCAGGTACGCACCCCAGACCGCGTTGCTCGACGGCATGTCCGCCGCCAGATTTCCCTCAACACAAAGCCCCCAGTAGACATTGTCCCAGTCCTTGCCTGTTGCCTTTGCGATTGCGCGGACCGTGCAGTCTCCCACGGCCTTTCCGCGCGGATTTGGTTGAAAATAAGAATATGCCATACCGGACACCCTCTTTCTGTGTCCAGTATGGCATATTTCGGTTTTTGTTGCGGGTCACTTATGGGTCACTTGCGGTTCAATTCCACGGCATCTGCCACCATTTGAAGCTCTTGTACTGCTGCTCCATCAGGAAATCCTTCTGTTCGGCGGTCAGGTTCAGGCTGTCGATGAGATCAATCACCTTTTCCTTCTTGCTGTCAGAGATAGTCTTGCCGTTTTCGTCCTTGTCCGCGCTAAGTTCGGACTCTTTTTCCCGGAATTCGGCATATACCGTTCCTGGGATCCCGGCCTCCTGCGCGGCAGTCAGTGTCTCTCCGGATGAGGTGTATACCGCGCTCAGCGCCGCATACGCCTCTTTGTCGGTGAGATTGGACTCTGCAATCGCCTGCGCCTTGTATTTCTGGCTGAGGTCATTTTCTCCGGCCAGCTTCCGCGCCTGTTTCTCAACCTTCAGCGCATTGTCCGGGCTGACCCCCGCTGCGCTCATCTTGTTGTAGAAGTTTGCAGAATCCGAGCCGAATGCCTCCTGAATGGCTTCCTTCCGGCTGTCGGAATAGCCCTTCTTGTCTACCCAGTTGGCAAACTCCGCCGCCCACTCGCTGGCCTTGGCTCCCGTGCTCAGCTCTCCGCGCTTGTCGAGGATGTCCGACACGTCCTTCCACTTCATCCCGGCAGAAATGAGCTTTTCAATCTGATCGTCGTTGTAGCTGCTGACCATCTCGCTGTAGATTCTCATTCTCTGCCCATCCGTCAGCCCCTCCTGCTTGAGAAGCTCCGCGCGCGCGGCCTTTCGCTTTTCCTCCTTCATTTGCAGCCGCTTTGCCTTGTCGGCTTCCGTCTCATCGTCCTTTGCATCCGGAATATCGGAATAATTCATTGCGTCGTCCATCCGCATCATTAAGCCGTAGAGCGCAAAGCCGTTTACGCCCTCATCTCTCAGCTCCATCCAGAGTTTTGTCTGGTCTGCCGTCAGGCCGGAGCTGTTTGCGGCATAATAAGCTTTTGCCTCCGATGTGGAATTCACGCCGAAAAGCAGTGCTTTCACATAGGTCATGGGGTTGTCCATATCCAGCGAATATTGCAGCCTCCGGTTGTCTCCATATCCCTTTGTTTTTCCGCCTTCAAGGAGCGCCTTAATGCCGTAGCCGGTCTTCTTGGCCTGTCTGCCGCCCGGCACCAGCTCTGCAAGGAATTCCAGGCCCTTCTCCAAAACCTCCTGGCCGTTCGCGTTTTTTCCTTCTCCGGGGAATATCGCATTAACGAAATTCTTTCCGGTTCCGTAAAGGTTCGGAAATGGCAGCGTCCGGTCGCCAACGCCGAAGAAAGACGAAATATTGGACGCGAACGGGATTTCATTCAGCACATTGTATCCCGTGTCCTCCAGTGCGGCGCTTGTGTCAAATTTCTCATTTTCTTCCGGCACATCGAAGATTTTCGACCCGACGACCTTGTTGATGAGGCTGCGAATATAGTCGTTCGTTGAAAGTCCCTTCCCGGACGCAAAGAAATTTGCCGTCAGCCCCGCAATGTCCAGCGGTGCAGGCGTGCCGCCGTAAAGCTCATCCGTCAAGCGGTTCAGGACAAACGCCGCAATCAGATACCCGACGATTGTTCGCAGCAGCATCCGCGCCGCGCTTGCCCTTCCGTTTTTCTCTGCTTCCCGTCTGATTTCAAGCGGCATGTCTTTCGAGGTAAACTCCACCGTGTTCAGCGCTTCAATCTGGAACACGTTTACCATCTGCCGCACAAGCCCCTTGCTGTGGAAAGCAAGCGGTTTCGCGCCCTTCGTCCTGTCTCCCATCAAGGCTCTGCCGTACCAGTCTGCATACCGCAGCGCTTCAGCCTCGGATTTCCCGTTCTGAATGGCGTCCCAGTATGCTGCTCGGGTTGCAATCGTCGAGAGCATGCTGTCCATGAACTCCGCCGGGGCAAACATTCCGGAAACAATCTTGTCCGTTTTGTTCTGCACCAGATAATCAATTCCCTTCTTGCCGGTCAGGAAATCGATCTCTTTGCGGAACTCTCCTAGTTTCCCCGTTCCAAATTCCCACGACGCTTTCAGAATTGCCCGCTGGCTTCTCGTTGCCTGAAGCATTGCCAACTGCGCACTTTGGTTCAGCACGGAAGAAAGGTTCCCTGCGACGTTTGCTTTCGCGAATGCGCCAACCAGCTTGTTTCCGATGTTCAGCCACTCTCGACCGCCGCCGTATTCCGTTCCACGGTCTCCGCCGAACTGTTTTCCGGCCAGAATATCGCCGTAGTTTTTCAGCCATACTACGAGATCAGAATACCGCGTGCTGTTCTGCGCTTCTCCGATCAATTCAGAAATCAGGCGGTCAAACGCCTCTGCAAGCTCTCCCTGGGAATAATCCCGCATATCATTGTCGAGCTTTCCCATTTCCTGTAGATATTCCACTTTCTCCTCGATATCCCCGCTGCGCGACATGTCCAGTGCTTTTTCCAGCGTGACGTCAAAGTTACCCTTCAGTCCCTGCCGCAAATAGCTCTCCGCCGCTCGCACCTTCTGGATGTCGTCCGTGTGGAAGAATATGTCCCCCAGATACTGCACATAGCGCTGGAACGCCTCCTCGATGTCGTAGGCCGTCTTATCGGTCTTTCTTTCCAGAAAGAACGGATTCCACCGTTTCTGCGGGCGGAATGTCTCCGTCCGTCCCGCGATTTCCGCAGGCAGCGTCGTCACATACTCGTTCATGCCGAGCAGCTCCATCGCCTTGCTCATCAGGTTAAACTTCTCGGCCAGCGGAATATGCGGTGTATAGCCCTTGATCTTTCCGATTGGCTGCATGCCGTGCGCCACAAGAAAGTCGTTGACTGCCTCGAAATACAGGTCAAAGAGCTTTCGGTATTCCTTCATTGCGTTCTCGCACTTCACTTTGTCAATACCTTCGGCGTCCTTGCCGTTGATCCACTGTGCATATTTCTCGACGATCTTTGCTTCCTCGCTGCTCAGGCCGAATTCAATCGCCTGGTCGGACGCGCTGGCGCCCTTTGCCACGTTTTCGGCAGTCGCTTTCAGGTCTGCGCTCCTGTCGCTGTCGTTTGCCTGCTCCACATAGCCCATTACGTCGAGCATCATGTGCACATAGGACCGCTCCGTCTGGTTGAGGCCCGATTTTTTCCCCTTGCTGTCCTCGAATTCCCGCACGGCGTCAAATTGCTTGTTCTCCCACCGGTAGCTTTCCGCCGTGTTTCGGATCACCGGTGCGAAGAGATAGTTGTAAATCTCCATGCCGCGTTCTTCTCCGAAAATGTTGATCATCGAGCGCAGCGCCGTCCGGTAGTTCAGCACCAGCAGCTTTTCCGGCTTGAACAGCTCCGGGTTCGCCTGGATTTCCTTCTCCGTCGGGAACAAGTCGATCATCTTGTAGAGAAGCGCCGCCCGGATTTCTCCCTTGCGGATCTGGATCAGATCCTCGCCCGTCATTCTTTCGTTGAGGTACAGCGCCGAGAGCTGAGAAACGACCTCCGGCCTGCAATTGTCCGGCAGCTTGTAATATTCGGAACGCCCCGAGGCAATTTTCTTTGCCGCGCGGATTTCCACAGGCTTTGCCTCCAGCCGCTTTTTTGTCTTTTCGATCTGCCGCTGAATAGACCTTCTGGTTTCCGCGCCGTTGCGCATCTGCTTGACCTGACTGTATTCTGCGATTCCGCCGTCGATCTTGATCCCGGCCTCCTGCATCGCCGGGGAGCCTTCAAACGCCTCTTTCGGCACGCCCTCCGGTCTGACTGCCGTCTCCGCAAAGTCGGAATAGTTTTTCCTGGAGGCTTGCAGTTTCTCCAACGCATCCTTCGGTTGGATGGAGCTTTTCGGCGCATCCTCCTTCGTGATCGTCGCTTTCCATGTGCCGTTTGCCTTGTTGGTCAACGTCCATTTCTTCCCGGTCATTGCTTGCAGCAGCGCCAGCGCCTCCGCAGGCTGCAACGTCGTCCCTCTGGAGTTCAGCGGCTTCCCCTTGCCATAAGGCAGCTCCGGCTCACTTGTGCCGAAGCTTTCCAGGTACGCTTTTCTCACGCCCTCCAAACGTTCCTGCTTTCTCGCCTCAGCCTTTTCTTCCTCGCGGACGATACTGTCCTTTCTTTCCTGTTCTGCCGCAGCTCTCGTTCTTGCCTTTTCCTCCGCGTCGGCCAGCCGCGCCCGTCCGTCGTACCATTCGTAGAATTCTGCAACGTCCTGTGCGTCCGCCGCATCCTCCAGCGTTTCCGCCGGAAGGCTTGCCAGAAGCGAGACCGTCTCCTGCACGCTTGGCTGATACGTCGCGTCCACCGCCATCAGGTCCTTCGTGTCAATATCCTTGATACTCGCAAGCCCCGTTTCCTTATTCTGGAAGAGGACCGTCAGCTTTCCCTTCTTCGTGGATTTGTCCAGCACCAGTCCATAGTTTCCCATGTCCGCCGCCCTGACCCACGTCCGCAGGGGATAGACCTGTCTCCCGTTCAGGTTCGGGAAGCCTCGCTTCTGCGCAGCAGCTTCCGAGATTGTCCACGGCTCCACAGGCCCCTCTGCTTTCTTCACAGAATCCTTTTCTCCGTCTGCCTCCCGGATTAGGGACGCCAGCCGTTCGTCCGTCTCCGTCGTTGCCTGCGCCTCTCTGGCCGTCTTCCCGGCCTTCTCGGCGTAGGTGTTCAGAAGATTCAGGAAGTTCGCTTTCTGATATTCGATCTGGTCTGCCTGCTTCAGGCCGTAGCGCTTCTCGTTCTCCTTCGCCGCCTCTCGCCAGCTCAGCTTCGCGTCCATGCCCTTGTCCGCCGCATCGACCATCTGCCGGAGCATTTCTGCCGTGTCGGTCGTCTCGGTGAACGTTCCGGGGTACATTTCCGCCAGCTCCTGCATGTGCACGTCCGCGCCCCGGTCTGCCTCGTTTCGCGTGAGGTAGATTTTGTGCCGGCCGAACGCCCTCTTGTAGAAATCCTGCCAGTCGTCGCCGAATTCCGCCCTCACGCTCTCCGGAACGTAGATTTTTCTTTCCTTCAGGTCTGCCCGGATGTCCTTGTAGTAGTCGTCCGCCGGGATTGTCTCGGTTCCGAGGTCCATCAGCGCCTCAAAGAGGTCTGCTTTCTCCGGGCTCAGAAGGTTCACATTCTGCTGCATCATCTGCATCGGCGTTTCCAGAAGCGCGTTCAGCTTCTCGTTGTCATAGCTCTGGATGTTGAAAAGCCGTTTCAGTCCGCCGGTCAGGTCGCTCTTGTACCGCTTCTGTGCTGCGGCCTGCTCCTTCTCCAGCTTCTCCTGCGCGGCGGTCAGCTTGTTTTCCGCCCGCTGCACCTTCTCCTCCGGAGAGAGGGAAAATTTGGTCGTCGGCTCTTCCAAAAGCTTCTCTGCCTTTGTCTCGGCCTCCTTCCGTGCCGCCTCATTGCCGGATTCGTATACCACCACGTTCAGTCCGTTCATCTCGAGCTTTTCCACAAGCCAGCCGTCCGCGCTCGTCGGGATCACCGCCGCCATGTGCTCAAGGTGTGCCTTGTTGTTCCGGGCGTCCTCATTTTTCACGATCAGCGAGACGTCGCCCTCGCCCTCGGTGTCTGTCAGCAGCTCCTTTACCGGGATTCTCGCCGCGCCGTACATCGCCTCCAGATCATCCTCGTTCAGGTTCCGGATGGTCGTGAGCTTGTCGTTTCTCCCGTATTGCGCATACTCTGCCTCCTGCTTTGCGAGCGCTGCCTGCTTTGCCTTCTTCTGCGCAGCAGAGAGAAACCCGTCCGGGACATATTTCAAAAATCGTCCATCTTCGCTATTGACGTTTCTGAAAATGTCTGCTATACTGATTTCAGCGCCTGAGAACAGAGAAGGCATACTACCGCTCTTTGCGGAAAGCCCCTTCTCCAAGACCTCAGGTGCTATTTTTGTCAGCACAACCGACAAATAGAGTCCATTATTTCTGTTTGCAAATTCCTTTACCTCGAATTCTACCGGGACGACGGCATTCGCATCCACATATCCGCCAAGTAGTACGTATACTCGCTTCAAATCCGGGTTTTCCTTGCTTGTTCCAGCCTTTTTCTCCCCGTGGATTTCAATCGGAACAGCGTTTCGAATCAGCTCATTAAAGCAGGTCATCATCTTCGCGTAGTCCTGATAGCTCCCGCCGTATTCCAGTTGGTGGTGCAGGCTTGTTGTCAACCCCTTGTTGGAGAACTGGAACGGAATCTCGATCCGGCTGTTTTTCAGGTCAACGTTCATAATGCCCAGCTTCTTTGCCAGCGCCTTCATGCCCGTCATGACGGCGCTTTTTTTGCGCGTGTTGAAATCTGCAAGGTCGATATCGCTCAGCTTGCTCTCGTTCGGGCTTGCCAGCGTCAGCGTTTCATTTTTCAGCAGCTCATATCGCTCCTGTTCCGTGCTGTCTGCCGTCAGCCTCCCGTCAAGAACTGCATCCTTCGCGTCCCCGGTGTCCTCCGTCAGCAGCGCTCTGTCCCAGCCGAGGTCCGGCATTTTGTTCTTGCGCTCCTCTGCCGTCAGCTTCCGGCGAGAGGCCGTTTCTCTTGCCTCGATCTCACCTGCGGAGTTTTTGTACTGCCTCAGATACACCTCTCCGGGGTTCTCCATCTGCCGTTTCAGATCAAGCAGCTTGCCGAACCACTCGTTTTCATAGAGCTTTGCATAGAGCCTGTCGTGCTCCGCGTCCATCCGGTCGTATTTTGCCGTGTCTTCCGGCTTTTGGGAGTAGAACAGGCGCTCCAGCTCTCCGTCAATCTCCTGATATCGGATATTCTGTTCGCTCTTTGTCAGGCCGTTCAGAATGTCGGAATACTGCCGCTGCAAGCGCTCCTGCACCTTGTCTCCGCTCTCGTAGTCCTTCCTCGCCCAGTATTCCGGGCTTGTCCCGCCCTGAAAGCCCTCGTATTTCTGGATAATGTGCTGAATCTCATGCAAAATGGTTTCCGGCCCCTTGCCGAACAGGCTGTCGGAAAGAACGATGCTGTTGTCCCGCTTGTTGAACTTGCCCTTTACGCCGGGATCCAGCTTTTCAAAGCGCAGCGTTGTGTGCCGCAGCAGTGGATACGCTTCATACAGGTCGTCGTGCTTCAGGAAATCCTGAAGCTCGTATTTTTTCTCCCATACCCTGTCGCTGTATTCTTCCTGAAGCCGCTCCATTTCCGCTTCTTCCGCCTCGGACAGCGCTTCTCCGCCCTTTTCAAAGCTATCTCCCCACTTGTCGGTCAATTCTACCAGTCTTCGGTAGCCCGACTCATTAAGCAGCTTTGCATCTCCATTCGGTCGGAATTCCGAATTGCTGTCGTCGATTTCAAAGCGCCACTGCCCGTCTGAGCCGCGAAGCCACCCGGTTCTCTTCCAGATTTCCTCGCGGCTTGCGCCGTCCTCCTCCATTGCTTCGGCAAGCGCAAGATTCTTGGAGCTGGCCGTCTTCGCCTTCGGCCCTGCCATGCTGGCCTTTGTGCCGGCCTTTTTGTTCCCGTCGCTGTCCTGCGTCCGCCGCGTGGCTGCGGATATCTCCGCTGCCGGTTCGCTGATGTCCACCTCCGGCGTGCTTTCTGCAACCGTCCGCTGCAGTTGATATATTTTCCCCGTGCCGAAGCGGTTCATGCCGGAATAAGCGTCCGCGAAGATTTCTTCCCAGACGTCCGCGGCGGAATCGTAAACGCCAAAATAGAGCTTTTCGTATTCTCTGGCGATCTCCATCAGCTGCTCGTCGGAGAATTCGTTTCTCAGCAGCTGAAGCGTGTGCACCACGTTCGCCTCTCCCTTCGCGATCAGCGCGTGATAAAGCTCGTGCTGCGCGATCTGCTCCGGTTCGTATCCCGCGCTCGACACGCTGGCAAAGATTCTTCCGGTCTCCTCGTCGTATGCGCCGTTTGCATTGATGTATTCGCCGTTCTTCGCCTGAATGGAAAGCGTGCCCTTCACAAAGGTCAGCTTCAGTCCGTGGCTCTTCACCGCCCGCTGCATCTGCTGCATTTCCTTCGTGTATTTCCGCACGGGAATCACGCCCACCAGCGCATCCGGGTCGCCGTTGCTCATCAGATCGCTGACCGGCTTGTCCTGCGCGACCTCGGAAAAGCGCTTTACCCTTTCTTCGAGTTTCCCTCGCCGCGCAGCTTCTGATAGATTTCCTGTACGACCCTCTCCCGCTCCGGCGTCATTGGCGCGTTCTGGTTTTCTTTCCACTGTGACAGCTTCTCCTGCGGAATCCACACGTGCCGTCCGTTCTTCGCCTTGACCATTACTCTCATTGACCGTTCCTCCTTCATTTGCCTGCGCCGTCGGCGCAGCTGCTTCTTCCTCCTGCACCGGCTCGACCGGTGTATTTTTTATGGCCGTCTCGTTGTTTGTGCTCTCCTGCGCCGCCTGCGTCGTTGACGCCTCGTTCCATTCCGCCGCTTCCTGCGCCGTCTGTGCCCTCTCGGCCTGCCGGTAGCTTCTCTCCCTGTCCAGAATGTCCAGATAGCTCTGCGCATTCTCCGCCTGGAAGATGTCCCCGGCGTCCGTGCTGTTTCTCAGGCTCTCGATCTGCATTCTCTGCTGGATCGTCGCAATGTCCAGCGCCCGGTCTGTCATTAATGCCGCGTCGCTGGCCTGATTCGCCCGAATGGCGTTCATGTATTCCACGTCCTCAAAGGCGTTGTTGGCGTAGCCCTCCGGCGGCGTGTACGGCGTGAAACTGTCGGAAACGCTCTGGTTGCCCTCCAGCCGGTTTGCAAGCGTGTTGAATTCCCGCACGACCGTCTGCCATTCGCTCTTCGCCTTCTTGATCTGACTGTCGGACCAACCCGCAAGGCGCATCATGCTCTCATCGCCTGCAAGGTCCTTCATGGTGTAATTCACCATCGTGCCGTAGAGCGTTTCCAGATTCGTCTGCGCGTCCTTTCCGAACTTCGTGACGACCTTGGACTGAATGCTGTTTTTCGCCCGCGCCACCGCGTCCACAACGTCCTCCGGCGCGCTCATGACTAACGAAAGCAGCACGCCCACCGTGAATTCGTTCACCAGCTCCTCCGCGCTCAGGCTCGTCTCTCCCGTCAGCGCATAGTCCAGCGCCGCGCCCGCAATGGCCGATGTCACTTCTTCCAGACCCTCGCCGACGCGGTCAAAGATCTTGCTCGAAACGATCTTCCGGATCGTCTCATTGTCCGTCAGCTCATAGATTTTCTTTGCTACCGCGCCTGCGCCGTCCGGGTCAACGACCGGGTTGCCGCCGAATAGCCCGTTGGTGTAGTATTCGATGAGGCCGCCCGCGATCAGCTTGATTGCCCTGCCTCCCGCGCCCATTCCGGCGTCCTCGGCCTCGCCGTAGCTGTTGAGCGCCGCGTTTGCCGAGATGATAATGTTCGAGCTGTTTTTCATCAGCTCCGCCATCTGCGCGGTGAATTTCATGTATCCCGTTGCATGCTTCTGCGCGTTCGCAAGGCTGGAGGCATACTTCCCGCCCTGCGAAAGCTGCGCAAGCGCCGTGTTCCCTGCGCTGATCTGCCCGGCGATTGCGCCCGCTGACGCCATCTCCAGCGCGGCCTGCGTCAGTTCTCTCGTCATTCCGGCAGTCCATTTTTCAAATTTGTTGCCGTTTTGCAGAAGGTCAGAGGCGTATCTGCCCTCGTTGTATTCTCTCTGCTTTCCCTCCTGCCAGTCCTCATTTACGTAGTCTATGCCCTTCTGGCCGCCCTCCTTGAACCAGTTGCCCACGGCGTTCTCTGCGGATCCGAACATGTTGAGCGCCTCGCCGGTAAACTTCGTGATGTAGCCGAGGCCCCTTGTCAGCACCTGTTCCGCGCCGCCGGGATACTTCTCCATGACGTTGTGCATCGCGCCCTCGCTGCCTGCCTCGAACATGTCCATATAGGTCTGTCCGTCGATCTCCCGGTATTTCTCCAGCGCAGCCCTCTTTCCTTCCTCGTTGGCGTTCAGGCCGTTACTTTCGCGCATCCTTCTCAGCGCCGCCTCGTTTGGCGTTCCCTTGATTCTCTCCAAGAAACGATCATACTGCTCCTGCGTCATTTCCGTGTTCGCAAGATACTCCGGCAGAACCTCCTCGCCCATAAAGGTGACGGCCGCCCGCTCCGCCGAAGAGCTGCCCCAGTTCTCGTCCTTGCTGTAGGTGAAGTGCATCCGGTCGAGCAGCTTGTCCACCGGCTGATAGGCAATATTCTCCCGCGTCAGGTTCGAATTCTGGTAGCGGAATTCCTTCATTGCGTCCGCTCTGTTCTGAATTCTGTCGGCAGCGGCGGAGATTTCAAGATAAGGGTTGCCCTCCGTGTTGCCCGGCAGTCGGGAAGTGTCTGACCGGATGCTCTTCAGATAGTCCTTTTTCAGCTTCTCGACCTCGGTCACCAGCTTTTCATATTCCTCTTCCGTGCATTTCCCGCTGTAGGCAAGGTAACTCAGCCGCTCTGCAACCTCATTCAGGATATTTCCCTGAAGATTCTTCGCCGTCTCCGTCGTCGTCCCCCGATCAGTCAGCTGCTTCAGGTTTTCAAAGCTCTCCCGGATATATTTTTCATGGTCCTGCACGGTCTGGTTGTTCCAGTCTGCCCTCTTTGCCTTCTGCTGAAGCAGGCCGGAAAGCTCCTCGCCCCGCTGCGTGAGCCTCCGATTTCCGAGGGTATAGCCCATTTGCAGCGTGTCCGGCTGGCCGTCCTCGTTCGTGTCAACAGGCGTCAAGGGATTCTGCAACCCCGTCAGCGCGGCGCCCAGCTTCTTCCCGGTGAGAGGATTGTCCGTCAGAAGCTCCTGCGGCGTCTGCTCCGGAGTGAGCGTCCGTTTTCTTCCCAACGCCGCCTCGTATCCCTTGAGCTGCTGCTCCCACTGTTCCAGCGCCGCCTGATAGTCCGTCGTATCTCCGAGCACGTCCGCATACCGGTTAAAGTAGTCCTTTTCCTGCTCCACCGCATCCAGCATGCCCTGCACCTGCTGCAATCTTCCTTTTCCCACGTCCTTCCGCTTCGTCTGCGAAAGATAAGCATCCATTCCGCCAAACATGGTGCTCATATCGGACTGCATCTGTATAAAACCGGAAGCATCAAGGCATTTCTGCCGCTCTTCCTCCCGGCGTCTCTGCTCGTCCTCCTGCTTCTGCTGCTCCCGCTGCGCCAGATATTCGTCAAAGGTTGCCGGGTACGTCGGCTGCTGTCTCTGCGCATTTCTCTGTGCAAGATACTCGTCGAAGGTCGCCGGATAGCTCGCCCTCTCCGGTTGGTAAGATGCAGGAGCCGCCGCAGGGGTTGCCTGCGGCGTGTTCTGTTGGAATTTTTTCAGATTTCTTTCAAGATCGCTTCTCATGTGTTCCTCCTCATTCGCGTGCAATCAGGTTTTTCCCGCCCGGCTTTGTCGCTCCGCCGCCGGACGCCGAGCCTTTTCCGGAAGACGTCTTCTTTACGCCGGAATACCCGCCGCCGTAGCTTCCTGCCCCGCTTGCGGTCTGTGAATTCCCTTGCGTAGCGTACTGCATCAGCCAGTTATAAAGCTCGTTGTAGTCGTATCCTGCTGCCTGATAATAGGCCATGTCGGCAAGGATGGAATCCATTCCGCCCTTGTTCACCTTTGCCAGAAGCTCCTGCCGCTCTTTGTAGCCCACACTCTTCAGCTTTCTGCTCGAACTTCCTCCGCCGGAAGAACTCCGGCTGTAGGCCGCGCTCTGCGCCGCTGAGAGGATTTTCTGCGCGTCGGATAGAGAAATGCCCGCCGCCGACAAAAGGTCGTCTGACGGCATCTGTCCGCTTTTCAGCAGCGTCAGCGCGAGGGAATAGGAGTCACTTCTTGCCTGCTGCTCCTTCTGCCAGGCGAATTGATCCTCCTGCATCTGCTTGTTCCAGTTTTGATATGCCTGGTCCGCCGTCAGCGCCCCGACCTGCACGCCGAGGATCTGCGCGACCCTCTCGTCTGCCGCGCCCAGCTCCTTCCAGCGGTTCATTGCCGCGTCGATCTGCTGCTGATAAAGGCTTGGCAGCTGCTCGGCAAGCTTGCTTTTCTGATAGTCTGCCGCCTGCGACGCCGCCGCAACAGCCTGTGTCGATGGAATTCCGCCGGTCATGGTCGCGTACTGCCCCAGCGTGTCCCTGCCGGTCCGGTCTGCCTCTCTGAGGTAGGCTTTCTTGTAGGCGGAAATCGCGTCCCCGCCCAGAAGATAGTCCACCGTCGCGCCGTTCATCGTCTTTTCCAGCTCCTGCTGGTACGGGTTGACGTTCTGCTGCGCCGGAAGATACTGCGAGTAAAGGCTCGTCTGCTGCACCGGCAGTCCCTCGCCGTTGATCCGCTCGTTGTTCTGCGCCTCAAAGATTGCCGCCCGCGCCATGTCGCCGGATTTTGCCGCGTTCTCCATCAGCGTCTTGTAGTCGATGTCCTTTTCATATCCGTATGCCATGTCTTAGCCTCCCTGCTGCGGCATCATTGCCTGCATCTGTATCATCATCTGCTGCTGTGCCAGCTGCTCCTGCTTTCTCTGCTCCAGCATGCCCTTGATCTTTCCCGCGCCCGGATAGTGCAGCTCTTCCATCTGCGTCCAGTAGAGAATGAGTGTGTCGATCTCTCCCGTCGGGCCGTCGTTTCCTGCCACATTGCCTCCCGGTTTGCCGCCAAGCCGGAAGCGTCGTCGCAGGAGAACAGGAACTGATCGTTCCAGTAAAGCTCCCCTGCATCGTCCAGCCGCAGGAAAGCATAGGAATTCCATTCCTCATATTCCTGCCTACCCTGATCGTCCCGGAACCTCACAGGCCGCTTTTCGTCGCAGTATGCCAGCTGATTCTTGAAGATTCTCTCAAAGATTCTCGCATACGCCGCTTTTTTCAGCACGCGCTTGCTCTCCAGCCGTCCTGCCGACTGCGCCGCGGCAAATTCCTTTGCCTTGCCGCTCTGTGCAGTGGAGTCTCTTCTGCCCTGGAAGCTGTCCGTAATTCCCAGCACCTTTCGGCTTTCCTCGTATACCTGCGTCATGTACGTCAGAGGGGAATCCAGATCCCCGGTGAAATCTCTCACGGCAATCAAGCTTGCATCCGCCGCGTTGTCCACGTACCAGATAGAATTGTCCTCCGGATCCGTTTTCAGATGCGTCGTGTTCGGCAGCGTGATTCTGCTTCCGGCCTTCATCGTCCGGTCTATGATCTTCTGCTCCAGGCGGTTGAGGGTGTTCTGCTGGTCTGCAATCTTGTCGCAGTCCGATTCTCCGAGGAAGGTTCCGTGCGCCGAGACGTTTCTGCGCAGCACCGCCGGGTAGATATCCGGCTTGTAGTAGGGGATTTCGATTTCTTCGTCATATCCCGCTGCCGTCGGCACTCCCGCAGGGGCCATGGGTTCCATTCCCGTCGTGTCCATTGGGCCGGTCATGCCCATCGGATTTTCTTCCGCCGTATCATAGAGAATTTGCCCGAATCCCCGCTCCGCTCTCAGCCGCTCCGTGATCGCCGGGTCAACCCCCAGCGCATCCAGCTCCGAGAGCCGCACCTTTTTCGTCTTCTCCGTCACGTCCTCCCAACTGCTCGCGCCGCAGAAGCTGCAAACGCCCTTCCTCGGTCTTCTCGCTTCTGCGCCCTCCGGGAATGTTCCGTCCTGTGTCGGTTCGCTCAGGTCTGCATATGCGCTGTCAACCTCGGTCTGCCCGCATTTCTTGCACCGGCGCAGGATTCTCGCCTGGCAGTCCGGCAGATCCTCCACCTCGGTATCGCCCACCCATGCGTATCTTCCGATTCCGCCGTCCTCGTTGCGGTATTCGGCGATTTTCAGTGTGACCACGTCCTCGGCGTTGCTTTCCTCCGCACCTCTGACCTCCGGCATTTCTTCTTCGAGGTCTCCGACGTCCACGCCGTAGCGCCTGCTGATGTATTCCTTTGTCACCGGAATGAGCCAGAAGTAATAGGCCATCTCGTCGATTTCCTGCACGCCGTCCTGCGGCACGAATTGCAGGGGATGCACGCATTTCAGCGTGTTCTCTCCTACGGTCGTATGTGTGCGCTTGCTTGTATCCCACTCCGGCAGATACAGGCAGCCGCCCTGCTTGTAGGTGATTCTCTCCGATTCGTCGTTGATCTCCTCCGTCGGGATTCTGTCCAGCTCGTTGCGGATCATGTTCTCTATCATCCGTGCAAGCCCTTCGTCCTCCTTCCGCAGAGGCGTGACCTTCGGCATCGGGAGAGAGGAATCGATCTCGGATTCGATGTTCTCCGCCGTGATGTTCCAGACGTGGCTTGTCTCCTTCTTCCTGCCGTTTTTTTCCTTTTCCGTCAGCGGCGTCAGCGTCCGGTCGCCCCGGTACTGCGCCTCCCTGCGCTGCATCTTCTCCTGCTCTGCGGCGTAGGCGGAAAGGTTCTTTTCCAGCCGTCCCTGCCACAGGTTCAGATTTCCCTTTGATTTCTTCATGCGTCCTCCTTTTCTCAGAACGGATTGCCCCACAGGCGGATCAGCTCCGCCTTCTCCGCATCCGTCGCGTTGTCGTAGTCTTCCCACTGGTCCTCGTGCCATCTGACCTTCTGCCCGGCAGGCTGCGCGATTCTCGTCTCCTGCTGGTCCCGGATATAGTAGGTGATCGCCAGCGCCATAACGCAGTCGTCGTGCGCGCCCTCGATTGCCTCCGGCCGGCCTTTTTCGTTTCTGGCGAAGGTCAGCATTTCGTTGATCGTGTCCTCATCGTCCACCAGCTCCGGATGCTCTCGCATGATACCCACCAGCCCCGCAATGATCGTCGGTCTTGTCAGCCGGTCCGTCCGGAAGCCGTAGGACATGCGCACCTTTTTCGTGATACTGTCCTCCACCTCTCTGAGATAAAGCTTCGGATATCTCAGTCGCTGCAATTCCTTCGTCGGGTGCGTCGAGAAGTTGATTTCCGGCCCGATGAGCGCGGTGTTGTAATACATGCCCAGGCAGTAAAGCTGCCTTGCAAAAAGGTCTTCGTCCGTCTTCGTCCGGTACTTTGCCACAAGCTTTCCCGTCGCGTTGTCCACGACCTGTGCAACAAACCAGTCCGACCCCTCGCCTGCCGTGTCTGCCCCGATCACATAAGGGTGTCCGGCCTCCGGCTTGCGGTAGAGAATGGTCTCGCCCGCTGCGTCCTCGCGGAAGGTCCATCCCGTGACTGCAATTTCGTTGTACGTGTAGTCGAATTCTCCCCGCGCCTCCGGCTTTGGCAGATTCTGAAGCTTTTCCATCAGGGTTTCTCTCTGGAAAATCGTTGCCGACAGCACGCCCCACTGTCCCAGGCAGTAAACCTGATAATAATAGGGGTCCGTCTCCTTCATCGCCTCCAACGTCAGCCTGTCCTCCTCCGGCAGGAAGCGGTTGTCCGTGTATACGCTTCTGTGCGTCCGCACTCTGTCGTCCTGCCGGTCAAAGAAGCGCTTTTTCAGCCAGTGCGTGATGGAGATCGGGTTGAATGAGAGAATGATCTGCTTGTAATACTTCGTGTTGCCGCGCAGACGAATATCCAGCTGATCAAAGTCTCGCTCTTCAATCTCAGAGGCTTCCTCGATCCAGACGCCCGTGATATCGTGGATGGATTTCAGCTTTTCCACGTCGTCCAGACCGGCGAAGATGATTTCAGAGCCGTTCTTGAATTGCAGATACATGTCCGAGCCTTTGCCTCGCGGAATGTGCGCGACCTCACCCGGATACATGGCGTAAGCCTGCGCCTTGAGCTGATTGAAGCAGCTTTCCCGCAGCGTCTTTGCAACCTTTCTAACCACCAGAAAGCGGTGCTTTTCCTCCGTCGCGCAGCGGTCTATGATTTTCTGACCGGCAAAAATGCTCTTTCCCGAACCGCCGCCGCCCATCAGCACCAAATGCCTGTGCTGATCGAAGAACAGCGGCAGAAATTTCTCGTTGCACATCTCCGTCAGGTGCTTGTACCACAGCGCCGCCTGATAGATTCTGGTTTCCTGTTTCGCGTCCATCAGTGAATCTCACTGCCTTCGTACTGCTCTCTCGCCATCGCGTAGAGCCTCCACATTCCGACGCCCTCGATGCGGATGCGGTAATGGTCGCAGCGCCGCGGCACAATCGGGATCTGCACACTTCTCTTTTTTCCGTCTCGCAGATACCACAGCTGCCGCCAGCCGCCGCCGTCATAGGAAATCAGAATGCGTGCACGTGCGCCCTCTTCCAGCTCCATTCTGAGCTGAAGCTTGCTCAGCGCTTTCCTGTTCAGGCTCCCGCTTGTGAAATCGCCGAATTCCGCGAAGCTCTCCACATTCTCTGTTTCTTCCGCCGCCTCCTCCGTGCCGATTCCCCCGTTTCCGGAAATGTCGAGTATCGCTCTCGATCCTCCCTGCGCATCTCCCACGCTCCAATTTGCAAGCCCGTACACCGTCCCGCGATCATAGGTAAGTCCAAGCAGATCTGCGTTGTCTTCCTTCATCCATAGTCCGTGCAGACTGTCGAAGCAATAGAGCGCCTGTTCCCCGTCCACGGTGAGCTGTGCATAATATCTTGTTCCGTCTGAGCTCGCAAGCGCGTTTTTGATCTCCGCCGTCCCGAAGACGTTCACCTGATTCTGCGGGTATTCGTCGGCGTAGATCATCATTCCCTCTCTGGAGAGGTACAGCAGCATCCCGCCCGCTGCGGCAATGCTCTTTGCCTCTCCCGTCTTCACCCCCGGCATCGCCGTTTCTGAAACCTGAAACGCCGACGGCATTGCACCGTAAATTCGCGCCATCGCGTCTTCTCGGAAGAACGTCGGGTATCCGCCGTAGCTCACACCTCCGGTAATTTCTCCCTTTTTCTGCGTTGCAAGGCTCCATGCGTCCGTGCTCAGCCCCTCAAATACGTTCCAGTTCGTCGGGTCTCCGAGCTTGCTTGCGTAGATGGTCTTTCCCTTGTAGCCCCAGAGCCGGTTATCGTGCTCAAAGCAGAAATCCAGCTCCGGCATCCATCTGCGCAGCTTCACTGTCCCGCTGATTTCAACCTCCGTTTTCGGGTTTCCATCCGAACCAAGCGGCATTTGAAAGCAGTTGTCGGAGAATACCAGCTTTCCGTTTCCGCTCGTGGAGATTTGCAGCTCACGAATAATTGCAATCTTGTCATTTCCCGGCGCTTGCGTCAGTCCGGAAATTTCAACACCATCTCCGACTGCCGGATACCCGTCCATGGAAGAGATTCCCGTAAAGCTCAGTGTGTTCGCCGTCGCCTTCTCTCCGAAGATTGTCCCATCTGACAATTTAACGCCCGTGACCTCCAGCGTGTACTCCACCGGCTCTATCAATTCTTCCTGGTATTTCCATTCCGTTCCCGTCCAACGGTAAACCGGATATTTGCTCGGCGTCCCCGTCACGCCTTTCGTCAGGTATAGCGTTCCGGCATCGTTTTCCGTCAGCTCCGGCAGCTGTGAACTTGCCGAGACATACTGTGTTATTTTCAACCCCGTCTTCACCAGCCATTTCTCCGGCAGAAGCAGAACCCGGTCTCCGAATCTGGTGAACGACCATTGCTTCATGGTTTCTCCCAGATTCACTCCGATTCCCCATTCGCTCGACATGAGGTAGTATGCCGGGGTGTTTCCCGGCCTGCTCACGCCCTCAACCTTCCACATCGTCCCGTTATCCGCGTAAATTGCAAACTTTGTCCTTCCGGTCGTCCCGTTTCCACTGTCTGCGATCCGTCTTTTCTTCCTTGGCTGCATGATTGGGTATTCCAGGCAGCTCATGTTTTTCATATCGTAAAGCTCGCCGTCCGAGCACGAAAGGCTGTGGCGCAGGCCGCCGAAGGCCACCTGCGCCGTCTTTTTGATCTTGTCCTCATAAACCATGCTCGGCAGCTTGCTCATTTCTTCTCCTCCAACTGTTTGTCAATCTGCCCCAGCAGATAGTCCAGCGCCTGCAAAAGCCGCTTGTTAAAGCGCTGCTGCGCTTCCAGATCCTTCTTCGTGTTCCCGGTCAGCTCCGGTGCCTTGACCAACACGTTGATGTTTTGCAGCATTTTCTTCCTCCTATGCCGTTTCCGGCGGGACGTGTTGCGCGCCCCGCCGGAGGATGTATTAAAGGGTATTGCCGAAGCTCAGGCCGCCTGCCGCGAAGCAGCGGAAGTCCACAAAGCCGCCGGTGAAGCGTGCTCTGCCCTTCCAGACGTTCGCGTCGTTGTGCGCGATCTCGCTCTTGACCGTCAGGTCCTTGCGCATCAGGTCGATTGCGCCGTCGTAGCGCTTGTTGTACTGCGAATCCATCAGGATCCACGGCGTAGCGCTGCCGCCCGTGCAGTACTTGTTCAGCTCGTTCCAGATCAGCACGTTCCAGCCGCCGAAGAGGTAGTTAAACTTGTTGCCCGCTGCGGTGTTCGGGTCGTTGTGCGCGCCCAGCACGCCGAACACCTCCGCCTTGATATCCGCAATGTTCGGGATGATGATGGTGTCCGGGTTCAGGGTCAGCATGTTGCCGTCGTCGTCGCAGAGGTTCTGCATGTTCGTCGCCAGCTTGCCCAGCGCGGTAGAGGAAAACGCATCCTTAAACGCGTTGCACTGTTTTCCGCCCTTCGTCTTCGGCGCATGCTCCGCCGCAAAGAGCTTGCTGCCGTCCGCGCAGAGCGTGGAGAACTGCTTCTTGTCCACCGTGTAGGCGGCAAGGTTCTTGATTGCCGAGCCGAGCAGACCCGCGAAGAACGCGCTGCGCTTTCTGTGGTAGTCGTCCAGGAAGCCCTGCGGCTTGCCCACGAGGACGGAGTCCATCTTGTCCTCCATCATCTCTTCGGAGATCGCAAAGCTGCCCTTCCACGTCTCCGCCGCCAGCTCCTGAATGTAGCCCTGGTCGAGGCCGCCCTGCGGATATGCGCCGTTTTCGCCCACCGGCGCAAAGGTGTCCACCGTGCCAAGACCGGTAAACGCCTCGCTGTGGTGCGTGCTGTTCACGCGCTTAAAGATTTTCGCGGCAATATTGCTCTCCTCGTGCATCCACGCCTCGTCTCTGCGTTCCAGGAAGGAAGCAATCGGGGCCTGAATCTCACCGTAGAGCGAATTCGCCATGTTGCTGGATTCACTCAGAATAATCTGTGCCATGTGTTATCTCTCCTTTCTTTCCGGCTTAGCCACCGCCGCCTGCTACGGTCGTCGTCTTCTGGATGCGCGGGAACCGCACGAGCATTCTGCCGCCCGCTGCGGTGTCCAGCGCGTCCACGACCTCAACGGCAGTGCCAGCCGTCGCCGTGATCTTCGTGCCCGTGGAGTCAATGGTGAGCTGGCTGCCCGCCACTGCCGAGGTGTTCGCCACGGAGTTTACCGTCTCAAACACCGTCTCCTCATCCACCTTGATACACGGGATGATGTCTCCCGAGGCCACCGTGCCCCGGTACATGCCGATGTACTCCGGTCGGTTGTCGCCGGTGCACTTTGCCAGTTTTCCGCTTGAAAGGTTCAGAGCCTGTCCGGGCTGGATTGCGCCCAGCGCCCCGGCTTCCTTGTACTCCCACGGCGCCGGCTGGCCGTCGGGGTAGGTATACGGAATAAATCCCATTTTTCTTTCCTCACTTTCTCTTCCGGTAATCCTTCGCGATTTCTTCGTCCGTGATATCCGGGTTAAATTTTCGGTACATTTCTCGCACCTGCTGCGGCACAACGAACGCCTCCTGCTGGCTCTTCGGCGTGCCCTTGATGTGCGCCTGCGACATTGCGGCGTTTCTTGCCCGCTGCTCTCCCGCTGCGCGGTTTTTCTGCATGATTGCTTCAAAGTTTGCCGTTTTGTATGCCTGTACAAAGCTGCATCCCTTGCGCACGAGGTCTGCAAAGTCCCCGCCGGTCGGCATGCGGATAATGTCGTCCAGCGTTTTGATCTCCGGGTTGATCTTCCGGATTTCCGCCAGCTCCATCTCTCTGCGTGCCGTGAAGTCCTGAACCTCTGCGGTTTCCTTGGTTTCCCTCGCATTTTGCAGGACGGCCTGCATCTCCGGCGACGCCATCAGCACACTTTGCAGCACCTCCTGGCTGAGCTTCCCCTTCTTCAGGTCTTCCTCTGCCTTGGCCTGCACCTTCGCCTGCTGATATGCCGCAAATTCCTCCATTGTCGTAACGGTTTTCCCCGTCTTCGGGTCTTGCAGGTTCATCTGCCGGAAGATTTCTGCGGCGGCGTCCCGCCGTCCCTTTTGTTCCGCTTCCTGCTTTTCCCGAATGCGTCTCTGCGCCGCATTCTTTCGGCGTGTCTCCGGATCCTGTTCGTCCTTTTCTTCGGGTTCCGGCGCTTCCTGCGCCTCTCCCGGATTCCCTTGTTCCTCGGTTGCAGGGTCGGCGGCCTCCTGCTCGTTTCCGCCTGTGACCGTCTCTTCGGTCGTCTCCTCGGTCTGCGTTGCAGGGTCGGCGGCCTCCTGCTCGTTTCCGCCTTCTTCCGGCGCGGGTACGTCGAAAAGCGCCCAATATCGGTTTTCTCCCATGGTTTCCTCCTGTTGCTACTTCTTGCCTCCTGCCTTGCTTCTCAGGTCAGTGCCGCGATGGACCTTGCCGCTGTCCTTGCTCGTGTGCTGATAGGGGGCCTTCACCTCCTGGCAGCCGGTGTTCTTCACCTTGCCCTCGTATGTCTTTTCCATGGTTTTCACCTCCTCTTCCTATCTCTTCTCGATTCATTTTCTCAGGTTTACCCCCCGAGTTACTTCCAACTTTTGCGCATAAAAAAGCCCCGGCAGAATCTCTTCTGCCGGGGCTTACCTTGATTAACTTTTCAGCCGTTTCTCCGCGATCTGCATTTTGCTCAGGATCTTCGGAAGTCTCCGTTTGATTGTGGATTGCGCCAGATACAATTCCGCCGCGACGTCCACCTGCGGCATTCGATCCACGTAATACAGCCGCGCGATCTTCTCATTCTCCGTGCCGACGTTCGCCTGCTCAATCACTTTCGCCATTTCGCCCTTCGTCAGCACTTGCAGCTCAGGCGGCAGGCGAATCCTTGCCTGCGGCGCCATTACTTCAGCAGGAACGTCCAGCTGTTAAAGCCGATCAGGCCGTCAACACCGAGCTTGTGCTCTGCCTGCATCTTCCGCACGCCTGCCTCCATCTTCGGCCCGAACAGCTTGTCCGAGGCGGGAATGGTGTGGGGATAATATCCCTTGTCCTTCATCAGCAGCATTGCCGCGCGGACGTCGTTGCCGCTCATCCCGCGCTTCAGCATTCTCAGTTC